GCCACGAGGACGTCGACGGCGGCAACGACCAAAACTACGCCATGCGCCAAAACGAACTGGTGCGCGTGGTTGAGGGCTACATGCCGCTGGACATGCACGACACCGGCATTTCGACGCTGCACCGCGTGCTGGCGATTGGGCAGGATAACTACGTTCTGGACGTCGAGCCTGTAGACCGTGCGCCATTCGTTTGCGCCAGCCCGATCCGCGTGCCGCATCGCTTGGTCGGCCGCAGCGTCGCGGAAATGGTGACGGACATTCAGCGCATCAAATCCACGGCCCTGCGCGGCGTGCTGGACAACCTCTATCTGACCAACGATCAGCGCACCGCCGTTGTCGAAGGCCGCGTAAACCTTGACGACATGCTGCAATCACGCCCCGGCGGGATCGTCCGCATGGACGCGCCTGGCATGGTGCAACCCCTGCCCGTTCCGCAAGTCGGCGCGCAAGGCATGTCGATTTTGTCCTACATGGACGAGGTTCGCGACACCCGCACGGGCTTCAGCAAGGCGTCAATGGGCCTCGATCCCGACGCGCTGCAATCGACGACTGCCGCTGCCGTAAACGCCACCATTCAAGGCGGTCAGGCTAAGGTCTTGATGATCGCGCGCACCTTGGCCGAAACCGGCATGCGTCCGCTTGCACAGCTTTTGCTCGCCTTGGCAATCAAGCACCTTGACCAGCCCCAAAGCATCCGCGTCGGCGGTGATATGTTCCAGCAAATCGACCCGTCGCTGATTGACGCTGATTTCGACGTTGATATTGACGTGGGCCTTGGGTCAGGCCGCGACGCCGAGCGCAGCATGGCACTGCAACAGATCGCCCAAATCCAGCGCGATATTCTGCAGCAGCTTGGGCTAAACAACCCGGTCGTCTCGGTCGAGCAATACCTCGAAAGCGTCAAGCGCGTCGCCAGTCTGGCGGGCATCAAAGACGTCGACACGATGTTTGCAACGCCCGAACAGATCGCCGCCTATCGCGACGCCGAGGCGCAGCAGCCGCCGCAGGAAGACCCCGAGATCATCCAAAAGCGCATGGAATTCGACGCCGACCTGCAGTTACGCCGAGAAAAGCAACAGGCAGACATCGCGCTCGAAACCGAACGTCTCCGAGCGACCCTTGATTTGAAGCGCCAAGAAATGGCCGTCGAACTTGAACTGCGCCGCGCCAAACTGGCGATGGGTGACACGGGCGTTTCGACCAACATTCCTGGAGCGGTATGACCGAGGCCGAATTTGTTGCCGGGGCGCAGCAATTAATCAACAGCCCGTTTTGGGCCGAGCTGGAAAAGCAGATGCGGGCCAAGGCGCTCGCTCGCTTTGAGGCCAGCGCCGAAGACGACGACCAAACGCGCCGCGAGGCACATGCGCAGATCACAGCAATCAAATCCATCCGACGCGAATGCGAAAACCGTATTTCTAAATTTGAGCATGATCGAAAGGCGATCTAATGTCAGACCAAACACCCTTGAGCATCACCGAGGCGCTGGACTTAATTCGGTCGGCGACGCCTGATGCGCCAGAGACGGACCCAGCACCGACACAACCAGGCCCGGAAGCAGAGGCAGTCGAACCGCAGGAAGTGGCGGCAGATGAGCCAGCGGAGGCTGACGCGCCGGATGAAGTCGCTGCGGACGCTGGCGAAGAAATTGAGGCTGAAGCCGAGGAAATCGAAACCGAAGCCGAGCCAGATGCCGAACCCGAAATGATCGAAATTCCCCAAACGCTGCGCCAAAACGAGGCGGGCGAATGGGAGATGATGGTCAAGGTGGACGGTCAGGAACATTATGTGAGTCTTGACGAAATCCGCGAAAACCATCAAAAGAAAGAAGCAGCCGACCGCCGTTTTCAGGAAGCCTCCACCAAGGCCAAGGAAAACCGCGAGAAACAGGCTCAGATAAATGCGCAGTTGCAAGCCTACCAAGACAACTTGATGGCGATGCAACAGGAACTTCACGCCGTCCAAGCCGCCAGCCAGCTCACACCGGAGCAAGAGGCACAGCTCGCCGACGCGGACCCCAAAGCGCTACTTCAGATCAAAGAGTTGCAAAAAGCCCGCGAGGAAAAAATCGCTGAGCTTCAGCAGCAGCAAATGGCCGCTCGCCAGCAAGAGGTCCAATTCCAGGCCCAGCGCGCGATGGAGCTTTTGCCCGAATGGTCTGACCCCGAGACCCTAAACCGCGAACGCGAAGGTATCGTCCAGACGGCCTTGCGCGCTGGTTTTACTCAAGACGAGATTATGAACGACATCACCGACGCCCGGCTTTTGCCCGTGTTTTTGAACGCATGGAAATACGAGCAAATGCAGAAAGGCCAAAGCCAAGCCAAGGCCAAGCGCGTCCATCCGAAAAAAGTCGTTCGCAAAAAAGCCCCGGTTGCAGCCGAGCCGACAAAGCAAAAGCGACAGCGCGAAGCCATGTCGAAGCTCAGCAAGACCGGAAAATTAGACGACGCTCTGGACGTGCTGCTTAGCCGCCGGGGCTAAAGCAAAGGACCACGAGCAATGGCTCAGTTTACCACTTCGACCGCTATCGGTCAGCGCGAAGACCTTTCCGACGTCATCAGCCGGATTGATCCCGACGAAACCCCAGTGCTGACCGCACTGAAAAAATCCACCAAGAACGCCATTCTTTTTGATTGGCAGGTTCAGGAATTGGCTGCTGCTGCCGCTAACGCTCAAGGCGAAGGCGACACGATCAACAGCTACAACCACACGCCAACCACCCGCCTGCAGAACCAGCACCAGATCGCTTACAAAGCGTTCAGCGTGTCTGATTCGATGGACGCGGTTGACACCGCTGGTCGCCAGCGTGAGTCCGATTATCAAGCGCTTCTCAAGGGTATTGAGCTGCGCCGCGATATTGAATTCACCCTGACCAACGATCAGGCAAAGTCGACCTCTGGCAATCGCAAAGCCGGCACTCTGTCCAGCTTCATCGCCAATACGTCACTGGGCGCTTCCCCGACCAAAACCGGCAGCTTCGCAGCAGACGGCTCCGACCTGCCTGTTGACGATGCTGCAACCGACACCACCCCGGCTGATGGCGTGGCTGATGACTGGGGTACGCCTCGCGATCTGTCCGTCGCACTGATCGAGGACATGATGCAGGCCGCTTACCAGGACGGCGGCAATCCGTCTCTGATGGTTATGGCCCCGTTCCAGAAGCGTCAGTTCTCTGAAGCGACCATTACCTCGGGCGGCACCAGCACCGTGACCAACCAGGTCAACATGACGGCAACCAAAGCGGCTGCGGCTGTGGGTTCCGTTTCGGTCTACCTGTCCGACTTTGGCCAGCTCGAAACGGTTGTTGATCGCTTTATGCCAGCCGAGCGCGTTTACCTGCTTGATCCAGAATATGCCGAATACACGACCCTGCCGGGCCGTAACTTCGTCAAGCAAGACCTGGCGAAAGAGGGCGACAGCACTCGCGGCTACGTCCTGTCTGAGTTCTCGCTCGCAGTGACCGCGCCAAAGGCGCACGCGGCGATTTACGCTCTGACGACTTCCTAAACCGAAGTAATGATCGGGGCGGCTTTTGGGTCGCCCCTTTCGCAACGAGGGGCAGGACATGACGACGAAAACGCTAAGCGAAACTACCGACAAAAAGACGGTAGCGCAGTTTGACGACAAGGGTTTCGTTACCGACATTTTCTCGGTCCACAAGGCCGACAAGCTGCTGCAGGCCAACCGGGACAAGCGAAACGCCGAACAGCAGTCAATGATCGGCAACACGCAGCGCCATATGAAGCACGTCGCGGACATCCCGCAGGCGCTTTATTGGGACTTGGTCAAAAAGCACGGCACGCCGCGCGATAACCCGCGTTTCTGGAAAGCGTGGCTGAACGATTACGACAATCGGTTTTTCCGAACGAGTGAGGGCGCGGTTTGATGGATAACTACACCGAGCTAAAAGCCTTCATCGCTGACTTTTTGGCACGAGACGATCTGACCACGCAGATCCCGACTTTTGTCAGCCTTGCGGAGCAACGCATGAGCCGCGAGCTTCAAATCGCCTTGCTGGAAGCTACTGCGCAAATTGCTGTTTCGGCCAACGCCTCAACTGCTGACCTGCCGACAGACCTCCGCAGCATCCGCGAAGTGGCGATGATAGACGCAGACAACGACCGCACGGTTTTGGAGTACGTCACGCCGAGCCAGTGGAACACGCGCGACCAAGACGCCAACCAGACAAAGACGGAGTTTTATACGGTTGTCGCCAATCAAATAAAGCTCATGGCAACGCCCAGCGCGGCAATCACATTGGAGATTACCTACAACGGCGGCGTCGCTGCACTTTCAGACGCAGCGCCGACCAACACCATGCTGACCCGTCACGGCGACGCCTATCTGCATGGGTCGCTGAAACAGGCCTTCGACTTCCTGCAGGACGAGCAGCGGTCAATTTATCACGACGCGCAATTCACCCGCTGCCTTGCCGAGATTGACCGCGACAGCGACAAGCAGCGCTTTGGTAACGACCTGCAAGTCCGCCGGTCCACACCAACGAGGGCTTACTGACCATGCCGTTTGATTTTGGCCCGTGGCTACCCGATCAGCCTTCGCTCAACAATCCTGGCGTTCAGGTATTGCTGAATGGCTTCCCAGCCGCGCGTGGGTTCTCTGCGGTGCCAAATGCAACAGCAACGACCTCGCCGCAGCAAGTCGTGGGCAACCCAGCGGCAGAGACGCCGATCCCCGAAATCGTTGGCGTTTACTCGACGCTTGAGGTTGCCGCCAGCAGCATAGACGTGCGCACGTACATCGGCACCTCGACCCGGCTGCTGAAATACGACACGCTGCAAAATAAGTTTTCTCAGTTTACGACCAGCGACCCGACCTACACGTCGATCCCGCGTTGGCAATTTGTCGAATTCGCCACCACGGGCGGCACGCGTCACATCTACGCCGCTGGCGGCACGTCGGTCGTTCTGCAGCGTTTCAACAGCGATGGCACCACCGCCCCGGCGGCAGTCTCAGGCGCGCCAAATCCGACGCACCTTTGCGTTGTCGGGCGGTTTGTTGTCTGCGCAAACACGGCAAACAGCCAAGCCGAAGTCAGATGGTCCGCGATTGATGATGGCGGCAGTTGGTCCATTGGGACGAACCAGTCAGACAGCCAGATCATCGGCGACGCTACCGAGATCACCGGATTGGCTGGGGGCGAGACAGGCACAATTTTGACCCGCGAGGGCGTGCATCGGATGTCCTACGTCGGCGCGCCTTTGGTCTTCACTTTTGATAAGGTCAGCAACCAAGGCTGTGACTTCCCAGGCAGCGTGGCGTCGCGATCTGCCGACGAGGTCTACTTCCTATCCGA